CTTCACAGTCTTTAGAGGAATGCCAGTAGCCTTCGCAATATCTGGCAACGACTTGACATCTGAGCCGTACCTTTTCCGGAACTTTTGGGTGTAGGAGGAAGTCTTCGTCTTTCGTCCTTCGTCTGTCTTGAATCCTTTGTAGTCCCTCTTGAGCATCTTCTTGTAACGAGTTTCAACACTCTTGAGAGTCCCAAGCCCCCTGAAGTATTTGAGGGGTGCATAGACTTTACCTTCTTTTCCACGCAGTTGCCCAACTTTTCGAGAAATTTGGGCATCAGTGAGAGGCATCTTATTTTTTAGTGATATTTTTTATCACATAGAATAGAAATGGGGCGAACATGTTCTCTGATGATATCTGATAGTACTAGACCTAAACATATTGATTTATTTTTAAACAGTGTATGGGGTAGGTACGATGAGCCAGTTAATCTTGAATTAAATACAGTACATTGTAATAATATATCTCTAAGAAGGATTCTATCTATGAAGAAGGTACTGGATCATCATAGACCAAACTCTCACAAGTATGTGGAAAGTAGTACGATCATAGTTGGATCGCAAATCGCACGTAGGGTCTTACAAGTTGGACTATTTCTTGTTAGACCTGAGAAACCCGTGTTTATTAAGGTCGCCCCATGAGTTTCTTCACATGCTCCACGAACGTCTCCCCACGATGAGATTCCGGGAACGTTTTGAAGTACAACGTAAATACGTCTGTACCATTTAAATGAACGTGGAGGAGATAAATCAAGAACACCACGACGTTGAATATCGCATCCTCTGTGTTTAAAAGAGACCTCGACGGATCTTTTACATAACTGAGTAATGCAAATAGAATCTCTAAACCAATTATAACTACCCTTTTAGACCAGTGATAATCACCTGTAAATCTAATGGACGTAGTATATGCAGCAACTCCAACTGCTAATAATAGAGGTAATAGAGGAGAGTAGGGATTAAATCCCAAATAGTATGATACGGATAAAGCCCACAACCACCAACTAAACACAAGACTCTTCTTCCTCATCTATCTTCACTTGAGATATTTTATAGCCGACGCGATACTGGAATATATACACTTTCCAAATCTAACGCGCCCTGTCCTAGGATTGTAGTAACCCCTGTGGCCGTTGAAGATACATCTGTGAAGTTCACCCATATAAAAAATACAATATTATAATAATCAGGTCAGATGGGATTGTCAATAATTATGGGAAATATGTTTTCAGGTAAAACATCTGAACTGGTTCGGCGACTTAAGCGTCTAAAAGTTATAGGTAAAGAAATTCTAGTCATAAATTCTTCCAAAGATACCAGATCCCCTGATGAAGTTCTTAAAACACACGACAATGTCACATTTGACTGCTTCAAAACATATGATCTTTTTGACGTCACGGATACTTTGTCGTTTCATGATGCCGATATCATAGCGATAGATGAAGCGCAGTTCTTCCCTAGATTGAAGAAGTTTGTTGAGTGTTGTCTTTACTGTGAAAAGAGTGTAATTATAGCAGGTCTCGATGCTGACTCTTTTCAAAGGAAATTTGGTGAAATTTTAGACTGTATCCCACTTGCTTGTGACGTCACTAAACTTTCGGCTTTGTGTATGTACTGTAAAGACGGAACTCCGGGACCCTTCACAAAGCGTATGGTAGCTGATAGAACTCTAGAACTCATTGGTGGGAGTGACGTGTATAGCGCAGTTTGCCGAAAACACTTATAACTTCAAAACACTATCAGATATATTACGCGCTATCCTGCGAAACCAACCCAATGGGGTCACTGAATCATTCTCATATAATGGAATAATTAGAGATATACGAGTGCACCCATTTTGTTGCTTAGAAACTGAATGTTTGACATCACTACCATTGTATACCACACCCTTTCCAGCTTTACTCTCGTTAATTTTAACTTTATCGTTACGATCCTTAGTCATGAGATGTGATGTATTACATTCACTCGTGTATATGTTACACACATACGTCTTTCTCTTACCACCAGTAAAATTATTGTCGAAGTGCCAGTCAATGTAGTGACCACTTTTGTTGTACAGTCTCAGAAACCAACAGTATTGTTCATTTTTACAGTCAGCAGGTTTCGTTTTATCATTTCTAATCTTAGATACATATTCATCTATTAAGTTGAATACTTGTGGTAATTTTTCCTTAATTGTACCCCGAGTGATCTTGTAACCTTCGACTGCACCCGATGCAGATTTATTACCATGGTTTTGTGCGACGTGTATGATGTCATTTACATATGGATTTAGACTGTTAGATATTGTACTACAATCTAACTCCTTAAACTTACCACTCTGAGCTGGTTTAAGATATCCATTCCATAAGTTCAGAATAAACGGTAGCAGTATTACGAACAATATGATAAGTATTGTTCTAATCTTCATATAATACAGTGTCATTTTTTTTCATCTCCTAAAATCTTTTGACATCTAGGATGAGTACGACCCGTTTACTGTCTCCAGTTTTGATGACTTCGTGGTATCTTGAGTGATCAAATAGGAAATCTTGACCCTCACGATGGACGTGTGGTCCTCTTTCTGTGTACAAAGTACAATCACCATTTCCAAGTATCGTAAGATGATATCTAAGTAAATGATTCGTCTCAGCTCTATGAGGTGATAGAGTCATAGGAGTATCCATAACTGCGAACGAAGCCGTAGACTCTTCAATAGAGGGTATCTGTCTAACAAGACTTTTGAGTTTAGGGAACTGATCAAATTTGTATCGGTAGTAGTTATCATTTTTGTCAAACCAAGGATCTACGTCATGATACATAGTCTTCTCTAGAGTTTTTGAAACTTCTTCAAACTCTTCACGTATCTGCTTATAATGTGATTTGATTAACCACAGACCCCTAAAATTCCAGGGTGAGTACGTGGGTGAGTGAGCTATAAAGTCTATCAGAGTATTTCTCATACCCACAAATGGTCTTTTCCAGTTGTGGAAGTATAATCTATCTACAGGTAATTTCATGAAATCGTGACAGATCAATACAAATGGAATTCCAACCAAGTACCACATTATTTTCTCCCTACATAATAAATGCCAGGTTATCCCCCAAAGACCTCTATGTATGCCCCTGCCCCCACAACTGAAACTAAGGAGATGAAGGATCGTTTCACGATGCCCGCCATCCCCCAGCTCACCATCGTTCAGATGATCATCGCTGGTGTTATCATCGCGTATGCTTTCACTGCTCGCAAGATTAAGGGTGTCGTTGTTGCGACTCTCGCCCTTACTATTGGTCTGCTGCACATGTATGATCACCTCTACCGTGTGAAGCGTGGTCCTGAAAAGCTCTTCCTCGGCACGACTGAGATGATGGGTCATAAGAAGGAAAACTACTGCGCCACTGGTGCATGTGGTTGCGGTAAGTAAATTATATTTGTAGATATTAAGTATGCGCGTCAAGATTGTTCGCAGCCCCAATTCCAAAAAGAAATTCAGGGCAATTTTAGAAGACGGTAAAACTGTTGATTTTGGTGCAAGAGGATATTCAGACTACACCAAACACAAAACACCCTCCCGTATGCGATCTTATGTGTTACGGCACGGTGGTCAGATACCTAAACGTATTATAGCCGAGAGAGATCCCACTAGGATTCAGAACCTAATGTTAGACGTCAATCGGAGTGATAAAGAGGACTGGAAATTGAGCGGTATCAACGGGGCCGGATTTTGGTCACGTTGGTATCTCTGGAGTTTTCCAACTACTGGAGGTGTCAAACGGTTTATGTCTAACAGGTTTGGGATACAGATTGTTTAAATTCCTGGAACTTTTCAAAAAAGTGTATAATTAGAACAAGGCGTTTATATAAATCTGAACCTAAATCAAATTTAACTAGATCTTCCATAGAATCAAAATAGATTAGGTCTACATCTTCCAAATCACGCATCTTTTTGATGTAATTGTTAAGAGTGTAGTGTATGCTATCAAAATTATCACCTTCCCATTCTCTCAAAATATTCTTAATCTGTTCCAGTTCAAGATGTTTTGACAGAGTGTTTACCACACACAACTTGGAGATATGTACTAATTTTTTAGATGTGTCACCATCTATTTCACGATACCACATTTTCCTCATATGAGTACGATTTTTACCATCGTCTTCTTTTACACTTTCAGAAAAATTGGATATGAGTATTTGTGCTTTCTCAATATTTTCATCGTTCATGATCCAATTATTCGCGAGGTCTTTTAAATCTTTGATGTTTAGGTCTCGTTCATTTGATTGACAGAAACATCCCAAATCCCTGAACATACCCATACTACTATCATATCTATATTTTTTAAGCCTTACGCGTTGGCGGGCTTGTTGTTCGCGGGCTTGTTGTTGGGCTTCGCGTTGTTGTTGGGCTTAGCATTGTTGTTGGGCTTCGCGTTGTTGTTGGGCTTAGCATTGTTGTTGGGCTT